ATCGGGTTAGACGCATCGAAGTTCGATATGCATGTGAGTGTAGAGGCACTACTGTATGAACATTCCTTTTACAACCGCACATTCAATAGTGCGGAGCTCGCCGAGCTACTCAGCATGCAAGTGCACAACAAGGGTAGGGCGTTTTGTAAAGATGGTGAAGTGTCATTTCGGATGCCTGGGACAAGATCAAGTGGAGATCTGAATACGTCACTGGGCAACTGCATCATCATGTGTTCCTTGATCTGGGCTATGTGCCAGGAACTCGGAATAGAGGCGGAACTGGCCAATAATGGTGATGATTGTGTGCTCTTTGTGGAGCGAGAGGTGTTGTCTGATGTGTTGGCAAAAGTGCCACACTACTTCCATAAATATGGTTTTCGTATGACAGTCGAAGACCCCGTGTATGAGTTCGAGAAGGTCGAGTTCTGCCAGTCGCGTCCAGTTGAGTTGAAGACTGGTTGGGCGATGGTGAGAAACGTACGAACTTGTCTTAAGAAGGACCCTATGTGCCTTATTTCCGTGCAGAACAACAAGGTTTGGCGGAAGTGGCTTGGAGCTGTTGGAGAATGTGGGCTGGCCTCGGTGCCAGGCTGTCCCGTACTCCAAAGCTTTTATGGGGCTTTCAAAAGAGCGGGGGTCAAAGCGACTAGTCGGTTTAAAGAAGGGTTGTTCAAAAACACTGGTGTGTTGGAAAGATGCAACGGCGTTGATCAGGTTGATAGTGAGATCACAGACAACGCACGAGCGTCCTTCTTCAGAGCGACCGGCATAACACCCGATTACCAAATAGCGCTGGAGGCGTACTATGAGAAGATTGAGATTGGTGGAGTGGATGAATCGTTGTACGGGAACGGGGTGGCAGAGGTTAGGCCGCCCGCATTCCTAAGGCACCTGTAATGATTGAATACAAATACGACGACAAACACTACGCAATCAGACGACATTTAAGAGACTTTGACAATGGTCAAGAAGAACGGAAAACAGAAAACTATGTTGGTCCGGAAGAAGAAACAACCTGCGAAGAAACAGGTGCAGGAACTCACCCGCCTTGGGAGCGCTTTGCGCACCCTCGGCGGGATCGGTGGGACCGCGCTAGGCGGTATCTTCGGCATGCCAAGCGCGGGCTCCAGTTTTGGAACTGGGGCCGGTGCTGCTCTGTCGAAGTGGTTGGGTTCCGGTGACTACGCAGTGTCACGCAATTCGATAACTGAGAAAGCGTCTAATGGCATCCCGATGATGCATAAGACTGAGCAGTCAATCGTAGTGCGACACAAGGAGTACATCGGACCAGTCAGTGGCAGTACTGCTTTTACCGTGCAAAAGACGTTACAGATCAACCCGGGCAACTCTGTTGCATTTCCGTGGTTGTCTGGCGTAGCTGCACGCTTTCAAGAGTACAAGATTAGAGGTCTCGTGTTTCACTATGTGCCAACGAGTGGTACAGCAGTGAGCGGGACCAATTCGGCCCTCGGTTCTGTTATGATTCAGACGAGTTACCGATCTAACGACAGCGCGCCAACGAGCAAGGCTGTAATGATGAACGAGTACTGGGCCACAGAGAGTGTGCCAGCAGACCCGTTCTGCCACCCCATC